AGTGAACTTCAGTTTCAGCAAGAGTTTGAATGTGATTTTATTGGTTCTGCTAACACTTTGATTAATGGTGCTAAACTGAGACAACTACCATTTAGGAATCCAATTTTTTCACATGAAGGACTTGATGTATATCAACAACCAACAGAAAATCATACTTATGTTGTAGTAGTGGATACATCTAGAGGACAAGGATTAGATTATTCTGCGTTTTCTGTGATTGATGTTTCACAAATGCCTTATCGACAAGTTGCAAAGTATCGCAATAATGAAATCTCTCCGATGTTATATCCCAATGCGATATACACAATTGCAAAGAAATATAATGAAGCTTTTGTTTTGATTGAGATAAATGACATTGGAGCACAGGTTGCAGATATACTTTACTATGATATTGAATACGAAAATATCATGATGACCTCAATGAAAGGAAGAGCTGGACAACAAATAGGCGGAGGATTTGCAAAGGATTCTTGTCTTGGAATTAAAACAACTAAACAAGTAAAACGAATTGGTTGTGCAACTCTCAAGGATATGATTGAGCACGATAAACTTATTGTAGAAGATTTTGATACTATCTCTGAATTGACAACCTTTTCGGCAAGAAATAATTCATATGAAGCAGAAGAAGGAACTCATGATGATTTAGTAATGACACTTGTTTTGTTTTCTTGGTTGGTTCAGCAAAGATATTTCAAGGATTTGACTAATATGGATATACGTGAAAAATTATTCTCTGAACAGATGAAAATGCTGGAGGATGAATTGACTCCATTTGGTTTCATTAATGATGGTTATGAGGATACGAGTTTTGTGGAATCGGATGGAACTCGTTGGAAGGTGGATGAAAATGTAAGAGTATATATGCCCTAGAAGGGTTTTATGTTTCCGAAAGAAAATCCAAATTCATCAGCTGTTTCAATTTGTTCTTTTGGAATCATAGTGATTTTACACATCAAATCATTAATCATGTCTTTAAGTTCCGGCCGGACATTTCTCAATCTCAACAAATATTTCACACTTTCTTTCTCTATCATTTCTTCACTTATTCTTAGCATTGTGTAATTGACTTTGTTTAGACTCCTACTTTGAGGAATGAGATGTTCCGGATTAACACACGCAGAGTTTTCACAAGTTTGATGTATTACTAATCCGTCACCAATTTCTCCCCTATGTAAAAGATAAGAAAATCGATGTGCGGGCATAGATTTTCCATTAACAGAAAACATACCATATCCCTGTCTTTGTTTTGCAGCAGTCCATAGATGGCATTTTCCGTTGGCATCAATCTTGGAATAAAATCTTGCTATTGTTTCTTTTTTTATTGGTACGTCCATACTGCTATTTAGGACACACTAAATAACAGATTGATGAGAAAGAGTTATTTATAAATATTGACAGAAAGGAATAATTTCTATTCTGTTATTACACTATAATTTTATAAGGAGAACGTAAAATGGCCTTTCAAGTTAGCCCAGGCGTAAATGTATCTGAAATTGATTTAACTGGTGCCGTAGTAGCGGCTTCAACCTCTATTGGTGGTACTGTGATGCCAGCTAGATGGGGTCCAGCAAATACAGTTCAGACCATTGCCACTGAAGAAGAAATGCTTCTAACATTCGGAAAACCAAACACATCAGTTGCGACTTATTGGTTTTCAGCTGCATCGTTTCTAAATTATGGAAACAATCTTAAAGTTACAAGAACTGTTAATTCCACTGCAATGAATGCAAGTTCCGGAACAACAGAAGTATTGATTAAAAACCAAGATGTTTATAATGACACATATAACACAGATTTCGGTGGAACAGAATCCGCATCCTATGGATATTGGGTTGCCCGATATGCCGGTGATTTAGGAGACAGTCTTAAAGTTTCTCTTTGTAGTGCTACAAGAGATAGATTGACTCTTACTGGAACAGCAACATACTCTCAATCAAGTCCGAATGTCACACTGACAGGTGTTGGGAGTAAGTTTAAAGAAGAACTTCATATGGGTGATGTTGTTTCTTTGTCAGTATCAGCAGCAGTTAAACTGATGGTACTTTCGGTTGCATCTGATACTGTATGTACACTGGCTGGTGGAACAGCAGCTATTGCTTCTTCAACGGTTACACGGTTGAAGCATTCACCAATGTCAGAACCAGCAGCAAATATGTTGGGAACAGCTGCAGTTACAGCACTTTCAAAAACAATCACAGGAACATCTACTCAGTTTGACAGACAAGTTATTGCTGGTGATATTGTTACTATTAACGGAGAAGCGCGAAGAGTTGCAAGTGTTACAAATTCTACTCAGTTGGTTGTTAATACTGGTTTCAATATGGCAGCTACCGCACAGACTTATTCAAGAACGTGGGAAGGAGCCGGTGGATTCATTGCACCACCTACAACTTCAGCTTTTGCAGCTCAAAGAAGTTGCAGATATGATGAGGTTCATGTTGCAGTTATTGACGAAGATGGAAACTGGACAGGAAATCAAGGAGAGGTTCTTGAAACTTTCCCACATTGTTCAGTCGCATCAGACCACAAAGGAGATAACGGTGAAAGTAGATATTACAAAAATGTGATTCTTGGACAGTCACGATTTGTTTATTGGTTGGATCATCCATCTCTTAATGGTACTGATTCTGCCGGGTCTTCTTCTGTAGTAACAGGTGCAGCGGCTGTCAATCCAGCAAATACTCTCGCATGGGGTGCTCAAGCAAATACTTCAATTACAAACATTGCAGTGACTACTGGTTCAATTTTAGAACCAGCCGCTCATTTTTTCACTCCACCTGCTGGAATTAGTACGGCAAGTTTGGATGGTGGAATTGATGGAACAACTGTAACTAATGGTGAGATTCAGTTAAGTTGGGATTTGTTTAAATCCCCAGAAGACGAAGATGTAAATCTTCTGATTACTGGACCAGCAAATGTAACCAATGCCAAGTATGTTATTCAGGCGATTGCAGAAAATCGTAAAGACGCAATTGCATTTGTTTCGCCTCAGCAAGCGGATGTTGTCGGTACATCAGGACAGTCTGCTCAGACAATTAATGTTGTTGATTACTTTGAAACTTTTCCAAGTACATCTTATGCAGTAGCCGATAGTGGATGGAAATACATGTATGACAAATACAACGATGTATTCCGATGGATTCCATTAAACGGTGATATTGCCGGAATGTGTGCAAGAACTGATGCTGACAGAGCCACATGGTTCTCTCCAGGTGGTTTTACCAGAGGGCAAGTCCAAAGTGTTGTACGATTGGCTTATAATCCAAGACAAGTAGATAGGGATGAATTGTATCAGTCGCGGATTAATCCGGTTGTTACATTCCCAGGTGAAGGAACAGTTCTGTTTGGAGATAAGACACTTCTGTCAAAACCAAGTGCATTTGACCGCATTAATGTCCGCCGATTGTTTATCTTTCTAGAAAAAGCGATTGCTAACGCAGCTAAATTTCAACTGTTTGAGTTCAATGATGCATTTACTCGTTCACAATTCGTTGGAATTGTTGAGCCTTTCCTCAGAGATATAAAAGGTGGAGGGGGAATTCAAGACTTTAAAGTTGTCTGTGACGATTCTAATAATGGAGCAAGTGTTATTGATAGAAATGAGTTTAGGGGAGATATTTTCATTAAACCTTCTCGTTCAATCAACTTCATTCAACTCAACTTTGTTGCAGTTCGTTCTGGAGCCAGCTTCTCTGAAGTAGCGGGCGGAATTTAATAATAGTCGTATAAATATAGTAGGGAGATATTTTACTCCCTACTTATTTTTTTTTAGGAGAAAAAGACATGGCAACACCAGCCGGCAGCGGTTTTAGTATTGACAGTTTTAAAACGGGTATTTCAACAGCTAGCCTAGAACCAGCAAGATCATCACTTTTTAAGTTCTCAATGTCGGGAACGATTGTTACTACTCTAACAAATGGACTTGCAGATATAGAGTTTTTGTGTAGAGCAACATCACTTCCAGGTTTGACTATAACTCCCATAGAGAGACAATATCTTGGAAGAACTGTTAAAATTCCAGGCGATATTACTTTTGCTGAATTAGCTGTTACTCTCGTTAATGATACTGGATATGGGCTAAGAAATGCATTTGAAGTATGGATGGCAGGAATTAATTCACACGAAGAAAATAAAAGGCATTTAGGTTCCGCATTTGGAAGCGAAACTGCTACACTGACTCTTTCTGTTATGGACCCTACGGGCACAACGCAACAAACATATACGTTTACAAACGCATGGCCAACAACAGTTGATCCAATAGAATTGAGTTGGGATACTGCTAGTGATATAGAGGAATTTGGCGTTACATTCGCATATCAGTATTTTACTGTCTAATAAAGGAGATTAAAAAATGGCAGTTCCAAATGTAAATGATTTTAAAACCAACCTTCCGGGTGCCGGTGCACGGGCCAATTTATTTCAAGTAGAACTTAAACGATCTGTAGATGGAATGGCTGATACATCATTTTGGGTTAAAGCGGGTCAAATTCCAGGTTCAACTATTGCTATCCTTCCTGTAAATTATGCAGGTAGAGTACTGAAGATTCCAGGCTTGCGGACTTTTGATGATTGGACTTGTACCGTTATAAATGATGAAAAAGCGTTAATCAAGAGCGAAATGATATTTTGGATGACTGAAATGGCAGGTGGTGAGTCAGGAGTACGAAGCGCTGTACAAGGAGATAGTGTTTATGAGACTCAAGATATAAAAATTAAGCAATATGATCAAGAAGGCACCGGAATGCAATACTATACGATACACAATGCATGGCCAAATGCTATTTCGGATACTCCTGTTGACTGGGGAACTGATGGCCTTCAAGAATTTACACTAACATTTTCTTATGATTGGTGGTCACATTCGACATCAATTAGTGCCACCACGATAAAATCTCTTAATCTTGAAGGTAGTGTTGCTCCAAGTTTACCAGCATAATAAAGGAAATTAAAAATGGCAGTTTCAGGACTAACACATTCAACAATAACAAATCTTAAAGCCGCTATTCCTGGGGGCGGTTCACGTGCTAATTTATTTGAAGTGACTCTTAGTGTACCAGGCACTACTACCATTACCGTTGGGGATACAGCTGTATCATCACTTCCAACTGGTCATCAATTTTGGGTTAAAGCAGGTCAAGTTCCTGGTTCAACTGTTTCTATGCTTCCGGTAAATCATGGAGGTAGAGTACTGAAACTCCCAGGCTTGAGAACTTTTGATGATTGGACTTGTACTGTTGTAAATGATGAAAATGCGCAAATAAAAAAATTCATGATAGCCTGGATGGTTGAAATGGGCGGTGGTATGGATGGTGCAAGGGACTTTCCAACTTCGGGCGCGACCAAAGGTAAAGCGGGTTATTTGTCTGAAGACATATCGATAGCACAGTATTCTTCTGATGGGATCAAAAAACAAGAATATACGATACACAAAGCATGGCCGAATGCTATTGCAGATACTCCCGTTGACTGGGGAACTGATGGCCTTCAAGAATTTACATTAACATTTTCTTATGATTATTTTTCCCACAAAAAGGCTGGTGGAACCACTATAAAACTTGAAGGAAATACCACAACCGGAGCCCCGGTAACTTCCGCTACTTGATCAGGATAATCAAGGTTGGTTAAAAATGTCTTTTAATATAAATGATTTTAAAACAGCACT